TTTTTCACAACGAATAGCTCAACCGCAGTAAAGACTCTTACGCTTCCGGGAATACCGGGAAATCCGAATCCTAATGAAGGGGGTTTTGGCGAATCCGTCGGCGTTAGTCATGACGGCACAAGAATCGTTACAGGCGCTGTAGGGATGGGCGTCAATGATTTTTCAAGTGGCGATGATTATACGGGGCGATTTTATATTTACAATTTTGCTGATTGAAAAGGAGCGCAGCAATGAGCACAGAAACCCTAAAGCAATACCGAGAAACTACATTCCAAGACAATTACGTTCCACAAGTTCAGATTGTGACGAAGGGCGAGGATGGAGTTACTCGCGTCGCCAAGACCAATCCGGCAACCGGAGCGTTGATAGTCGATGCTGCTGTTACGATTCCACCGATTGTAATTCCACCGATTTCGGTTGACGTTCCCGCAGCGCTGGATGTTTTCAAAACCACCATCATCGGTCAAAGAAATAATCAGCTTGAAGTCAATTTCAAAGAAGCACCATCGGCTGGGATTATCACGAACACTTTTGAAACTGGTGGAGCGGTCAGCTATTCGAACGGTCATGCGATTTACGAGACAAGCGTAGCCGCAACCGCAAGCGCAAAAGCGGTTTCAGTTCTCACAACAAAGTACAGACCTTTGCATGAAGTTTATGCAGCGTTTACTGCTGCATTTACTTTGCCGACATCCGCTAACAGCTTTCAGCGTATTGGCTTGTATGACGCTGCCGATGGTTTCTTTCTCGGATATTCTGGATTAACTTTCGGTATCACGAAACGAGTCGGTGGCGTTGATACATTCATCCCGCGCACGTCATTCAATTCAGACTTGCTAGATGCAAATGTGAGCTCCGTATTCACACGTGACGGAGCTCCTGAAGCGATTGACCTGACAAAATCAAACCTGTTCCGCATTCGGTTCGCATGGCTCGGCTCGGCTAACATCTTGTTTGAAGCCTATTCGCCCGATGGTTCTTGGGTTGTTTTCCACAACATCAAGCAACCTAACAGCGACGTTAACCCTTCAATCGCTAACCCTGACTTGCCGATAACTCTCGAAGTGGCAAAAGCATCAGCTGACGCAACTGACCTTAAGATGTACACGGCTTGCTGGGCAGCTGGTTCGACAAGTGACCTTGAACCAGTGACGGCGACAATCACGGACAATACGTTGGCGGCTCTTTCACGCTCAGTGATTACCGGAGTTACAACGGGTGGCGGTGGTGGATACGTCAATGTGAAAGTTAACCCAAGCGGTGCTTTGACTGCCGAGGTTGAGGGAACGGTATCCGTTGATAACTTCCCCGCGACACAAGCGGTCACAGGTCCGTTGACCGATTCGGAATTGCGAGCGTCGGCTGTTACAACGTCGGTTGATAACTTCTCGGAAATTTCTGGCCTGTCGATTCCAGCCCATGATTATATTGCGTTGGGTTACACGGGTGGAAATCTGACGAGTGTCGAATACCGAACGGGCGGAGCGACTGGTACTATCGTCGGAACGCTGACACTTGCGTATTCGGGAACAGACCTTATTTCTGTGACTAAAAGCTGAGGAGTGAACAATGGCATATAAGTTTAACCCATTCACAGGAAATCTTGACCTCGTAGAAACCGGCGGTGGTGGCACTCCCGGAGGTTCAGACACACAAGTACAATTCAATGACGGTGGTGCTTTCGGTGGTGACAGTGGGCTAACGTTCGACAAAACGACGAACGCGCTCACAGTCGGAGCAAGCACAGGCGACGGTGGCTCAGCGCAAATATTCGGTGATATCACTCTCGATGACGGCGGCGTGAATACGACAACGCTGCAAATGATAACGCCGACAACGGATAGAACTATCAGCTTCCCAGATGCGAGCGGTACGGTTGCCTTGGTTGCAGGTTCAAGCGGTCAAGTCACTTACAATTCATCCGGCGTACAAGCTGGCGACAGTGGTCTAACCTATGACGACGCGGCAGGCGCCTTAACCGTTGGCGGAAAAACCGTTACGACAGATGCGCCAATCATCAATCTTAGTCAGACATGGAATAATGCAGCCACAACATTCACTGGACTAAAGCTAAATGTAACTAATACTGCAAGTGCAGCTGGTAGCAACCTGCTGGATCTGCAGGTTGGTGGGGTTAGCGCAGTTCAGGTTAGAGATAACGAAATCAAATATAGTGGTTCTCGTGTTGCCCTTTATACGGGTACAGGTGGCGGAGGCAGTGTTGATATTTCTGGCGTAGGTTCTCTTGATACAGTGCCTTTGCGTGTTGAGTATAGCCTCATAACAATTGCCAATCGAGCAAAGGTTGGCTTCACGACTGGTACTAACATTAACACTGGAGTTGATGTTGCCCTGTCCCGCGACTCCGCAGGCGTCGTCAAAGTAACCAACGGCTCTTCCGGCACTGGCTATATCAAGCAGGTTCCAGTTGCCGTGTCGGCTTTGCCTTTACCTGCAACCGTAGGCGCTGGTACACGTGGCTTTGTTAACGATGCAAACGACACAACCTTCGCGTCGGTCGTCGCTCAAGGTGGTTCGAATGTGGTTCCAGTATACTGCGACGGAACAAGCTGGCGAATCGGTTGATAACAAGCTTTTTTTATGACATTGCCTCGAAGGAGAAATAAATGGCTCTCGATTCATTGACGGTTACAATTTCTGAGAAACGAGTTTTGGATGGTCTTGTTGTTGCTGCCAATTCAGCAAGTATGTCTCCTGAGGCATATTGCAGCTTATTGCTTGAACAAGATGGGCGACGTTTTGCCGACAGTAACGATATCGGTGTTATCACTTCGGCAGCGTTCGTGGGACGATTCACTCCACAAGAATATAGTGACATTCTTGCTGCGAGCGTAGCCGCTCCAGACGCATCGATTGATGAGCAAACTAAAGCTGCACAAGTTAAGTATCTTTTGGACGAATTGTTTGCATCGCCATATGTTGCGCTTGATGATTCGCGTGCAGTCGATGGCGTCAATTTGCTAGTAAGCTTTGAACTGTTAGCGCCATCTCGACCTGAAGAAATATTGAGCTATGTTCGCCCTGAACCACGAGGTGCGTAATGAGTTTACGCTGGCGTCCGGGATACGCAGGCGTTCCCGGAAAATTGATATTGCGTCAGACCTACGAAGACCCAGATTCCATTGCTTACCTTGCTGCTGTTCAAGCGGCGGACGGACAAGCGCTTGAGCCAGCTGTCCGCATTGCTGTAAACAACTTCATCGTCGGTTGCAAAGCTGACGGTATTTGGAATGCTATAAAGGCGAGTTGTATTCTTGCTGGCGCGAGGACTCTCGATGGAGCATTGGTGCCGCTGGTGGGGACTGCACCAACAAGTTTCAATTTCGTCTCGGGAGATTACAACCGGAAGACGGGACTGGTTGGGGATGGGGTTTCAAAGTATGTAAACGCGAATATAAAAGACAACGAACAGGGGATAACTCTAAACAATATGCACCTTTCGGTATACAAAACCGAAACAGGATCGACGGTTGGTGTACGATATTTAATTGGAACGAATGATTCAGAAATGTACACAAACGGATCGAATTTAATTACACAGAGCCGAGCCAACGCAGTGATTTCCGGAGCGGCGACAGATAACGACTTTATTGGGTGGAGCAGAAATATTTCTACTGGTTATGACTATCGAGTGAACTCAGTAACGACCGCTCAAGTAATAGCTTCAACTTCCGTAGCAAACGCAAATATTGGAGTTTTCGCACGAACCACACCATCTATATATGGCACCCACAGACTAGCATTCTACTCGATCGGCGAGGCTCTCGACCTCGCTTTGCTAGACGCTCGCGTTTCTACTTTGATTACACAAATAGGAGCGGCGATACCATGAACGTACTACTTTTTAGTGAAGCGGAGGTGCTGCGATGAAGTGGCTCATTACCGGACAACAAAAACTAGACCTAGATGCTGCGATTTATATTGACCGCGTGCAAAATGCAGATGGTGTGTCACTTGAGGCTGGTGTAAAATCAGCCATCAATGATTTCATCGTTGGTTGCAAAACTGATGGCATCTGGGACGCCATTAAATCAAGTTGTATTCTTGCGGGCGCTCGCACGTTGGACGGTGCTCTTGTTCCGTTGAAAGGAACAGCTCCAACCAACTTCAATTTCGTGGCTGGTGACTATGACCGCAAGACTGGGCTTACCGGAGATGGAAGCACGAAATATTTGAACACAAACCGACAAGATGACGCTGACGGTCAAAACGATAAGCATTATTCAATATATGTGCCAAATGGCCTAAGTAGTGGCAAAGCAATGCTAGGCGCCATAGGACTCTCTCCAAACAGATTTACCCAAATACTTGGTGAAGGGTCTGCCATTAACTTTTCGCTAAACTCTTCTGGCGGTGCGTCTGTATCACCTAGTAACGCAACCGGTTTTATGGGAGCGAGCAGAAGCACATCGACCGATATTAGCGTTTCAAGCAACGGTGTAGTCGGGACTTACAGCTTGACTTCTGTCGCATCTTCTAGCTTTGACATATTTGTGTCGGCTAGAAACCTTACCGGGACTGCCAGTATCTTTGAATCGAAACCTCTAGCATTTTATTCTCTCGGTGCAAGCATTGACCTTGCGTTGCTGGATGCTCGTGTGTCGACACTAATCACGGCGATAGGAGCGGCGATACCATGACGTACCACTTTTAAGTGAATCAGAGGCTCTCGCTCTAATCGCAAAGCAAAGCGGAGGCGCTTGCAGCCGAGGCGATAATCTCTCAAGCCATGGGATACGCAAAGCCGGGCGTCAATGCAAAGACAGGTCAACCCGTTCACGATGTGTTAACTTTAAGGTGGGCAGTACCTTAGCAAAATGAGGTGCATGATGGACTTGGACTTCAAAGGAATGGTCGATTGGGTGATTCGCGGCATCCTTGCGTTCTTTTTAATTCAGGGCGTGGAGTTCATGCGGGAGACGAAAATCGGATTACAAGACCTTTCCGTAAAGCTTGCCGTCATTGTCGAGAAAGTAACGAACCAAGACAAAACAATCGAGAAACTTGAACAGCGTATTTACAAATTGGAGGGAACGAAATGAGCCAAGTAGGAATCGAAGAAACAAAAGAAGCACTTGTGGCATTGATTGAACTCGGACTTCTGGTCGCCGTGGT